GGCGGCGCAGGAGTACGAGGACTGGCAGCCAGATTGGTTCGTGGTGGAGAAAAAATCGGCAGGTACGGCGCTGTATCAAGAGTTCCGCCGTGCGGGCATACCGGTGCAGGAGGTGACTCCGACGCGTGCCTCGGGGGACAAGGTTGCGCGACTCAACGCGGTGTCTGATATATTTGCCTCGGGCATGGTCTGGTACCCGGCGGGTCGCAGATGGGCTGAAGAAGTCGTAGATGAAGTGTGTGGGTTCCCAGCCATGCCCCACGACGACCTTGTGGACGCGACGATCTACGCGCTGATGCGCTTCCGTGATGGTGGCTTCATACGCCTGCCGTCAGATTCTTGGGAAGACGACAACGACTTCCAACCAGTAAGGGCGGCTTATTACTGATGTCTTATTTAGAGCTCCCTGACAAGTCAATTATTGCGGGCGACATGATCCACATCGCTGGGACATTACCGCCAGAGGCTTGGGGTGAGTATTACAACTTCACCGCCTCTCCTGTTCCTCCGCACTTTATGCAGCTCGATCCGATGCTCGCTAAATTGAGCGAGAAGCGCGACTTTATTGGCGGGCTACTAAAAATGCAGCCAAATTCATGCTACAACTGGCATACTGATACAAAACGTAAGGTAAGTATCAACATGCTGCTGGGCGGCTTTGACAGCCACTGTTTATTCGCAACGGATGAAGTTTCGATAAACATGGGCGTAAAAGAGTTAAAGTACAAGCCCCGGACGTACTACGTGTTTGACACGCAGACCCCGCACACAGTGATTAACTTTAATGAGCCGCGCTATCTCTTCAGCATAGAGTTCGTTGGCAAAGATGAGAATCTAACTTTCAGCGAACTATGCGCTGATTTTGAAGGATAAGATTATGGCAGTCGATAAAGCTCTGTATGGCGCCCCGGTGGCACTCGAAGAAGAAGCGATGGGTGAAGAGCCTGTTGAGTTAGAAATCGAAATCGAAGAACCGGAGAGCGTTGAGTTCTCAATTAACGGTGAAGAGCTTTTCGAGATTACCTCTCCTGACGAAGGCGGTGAGATTCCGCACAATGCGAACCTCGCTGAGTATATGGACGAGAACCAGCTTGAGTTGATCGGCAGCGATTTGCTCGAAGCGTATGCGACAGATATTGAATCACGTGCGGAATGGGAAGAAACCTATTACGACGGTCTTGAGCTACTGGGCCTCAAAATTGAGGACCGGTCGGAACCTTGGGAAGGTGCGTTTGGTGTGTATCACCCCCTCCTCGCGGAAGCTGTAGTGAAGTTCCAATCGGAGACGATTGTTGAAACTTTCCCTGCACAGGGGCCCGTTAAAACGAGAATCCTCGGGGCTTGTAACCGTGAGAAAGAGGAGTCAGCGGCGCGTGTTCGTGAAGACATGAACTACGCCCTTACAGACGGTATGCCCGATTACCGATCTGAGCACGAGCGTTTGCTCTGGAATCTGCCGATTGCGGGTTCTGCTTTTAAGAAGGTTTTCTACGACCCATCCCTCGAGCGCCCAGTAGCTCAATTCATCCCCGCTGAAGACTTTGTTGTGAGCTTCGGTGCGTCGTCTTTGGCGACTGCCCAGCGTTACACGCATCGCATGAAGCGTACCAAGAACGAGCTGCGCAAGATGCAGGTCACTGGGTTCTACAAAGAATGTGAAATCGGCGATCCGGTAGCAGATGAAGACGACATCCAGCGTCGCAAGAACGAGATAAGTGGCTATGACGCAGCACGCGATGACCGCTATACCGTGCTTGAGATTCACTGCGAGCTTGACCTTGAAGGCTTCGAGGACTTGGATAAGAGCGGCGAACCGACAGGCATCGAGGTGCCATACATCGTCACTATCCTGAAAGACTCAGGCAAAGTGCTGTCTATCTACCGTAACTGGGAAGAGGACGACAGCAAAAAGACCAAGCAGATTCACTTCTCAAATTACACGTACATCCCCGGCTTTGGCTTCTACGGCCTTGGCCTGATTCACCTCGTTGGTGGCTTCGCGAAGGGTGCGACATCTATCATGCGTCAGCTTGTTGATGCAGGCACGCTCAGTAATCTTCCGGGCGGCTTCCGTACTCGCGGACTTCGTATCCGTGGTGGCGATATGCCGATTGCTCCGGGTGAGTTCCGTGACGTCGATGTACCGACTGGCACGATCCGCGACAACATCATGCCGCTGCCATACAAGGAGCCGTCACAGGTTCTCCATGGCTTGTTAAAAGAAATTGTCGACGAGGCACGTCGCTTTGTGTCTATGGCTGACCTTCAGGTCGGTGATATGCAGCCTAATGCGCCAGTTGGGTCCACACTGGCTATCCTCGAGCGTCAGCTCAAGACCATGACTGCGGTTCAGGCTCGCGTACACGCGGCGATGAAATCTGAGTTCAAGATTCTCAAGAAGATCATGGCGGAGATGGCTCCGGTCGACTACGAGTACGATGCGGTTGGTGACGAGGGCTTCATGGCTCGTGCTCGCGACTACTCAGTTGTTGAGATTATTCCGGTCAGCGACCCTAACAGCTCAACCATGAGCCAGCGCATTGCTCAGTACCAAGCGGCGTTCCAGCTCGCTCAGGGTGCTCCGCAGCTGTACGACCAGAAGTTATTGCACCGTCGCATGGTCGAGACTTTGGGTCTGAAGGACGCAGAGAAGCTCGTGCCAGATGATGACGACATTAAGCCTATGGACCCGATGACCGAGAACATGAATATGCTCAAGGGCAAGCCGGTCAAGGCGTTCGCGTATCAGGACCACGAGGCGCACATCCAAGCGCACATGTCATTCGCGCAAGACCCAGAGATTATGAAGATGGTCGAGCAGCAGGGCGACGCTGGCAAGATGAAGCTCGCGGCTGGCATGGAGCACATCAACGAGCACATGGCGTACTTGTATCGTGCCCGTGTTGAAGAAGAACTGGGTGTACCGCTCCCAGCCTTCGATGACGAAGAACAGCACCTCACTGAGGACCAAGAACTTGCCATTTCACGTCTGGTTGCAGAAGCAGCTCCGCGTGTTACTGGCAAAGCACAGCAGAAGGCACAGGCAGAGCAGGCGCAAGCCCAGTCTCAAGACCCTGTCGTCCAGATGCAGCAGAAAGAACTTCAGCTCCAAGAAGGGGAGCTGCAACGCAAAGTCCAGAAGGACCAGATGGACCACCAGATCAAACTGGCTCAGGTTCAACTCGAAGCTGCCCGTGTTCAGTCGCAAGAAAAGCAGGCTGGCGCGGCAATCGGAGCAAGAGCAGCCCAAGCTGCACAAGACAGGGAAGCCGACCTGAAGAAAACCGGCGCAAAAATTGGTGCCGANATGGCAAAGAAGGGNCGATAAATGATCCACACATTCGGAGAGCATCTCCGCAAAGAAATTCGTAAGGATATGGACGACNTNGTNGATGGCTTAGCCACCGGCAGCGCCCGTAACTACGAGGAATACGCCCACCTCACGGGTGTNNTTAAGGGTTTGGCGCAAGCTGAACGTTTGTTACTCGACCTCATGGAGGCCGCAGATAAGTCGCAAGACTAAGGAGACTTTATGTCTACAGCCGAACAGGCTGCACCTCAGCTCACTGAGCAGCAAATACCGAAGCCTTCGGGCTACCGCATACTGGTAGCGATACCAGAAGTTAAAGAAACCTACGGTGATAGTGGCATCGTCAAAGCCGCCACAGAAATGAAGAACGAGGAACTGTCTACGATGGTTGTTCGTGTCATTGATATGGGGCCTGACGCGTACGGGGATGAAAAAAGGTTCCCGAATGGTCCGTATTGCCAGATTGGTGATCACGTACTAATCCGTGCTTATTCGGGCACGCGCTTCAAAATTCACGGCAAAGAGATGTTCCGCATCATCAACGATGATTCGGTCGAGGCTGTGGTTGAAGACCCATCGGGTTATTCCCGCATATAGGAGTTAAAACATGGCGAATCCAGCAAAAGAGGATGATTTCGACTTCGATGACACCGAGTTTGTGGTCGGTTCCGACCCATCAGGCGTCCCTCCGGGCCTTAAAAGTAAGGCTGTAGAGGAAGAAGTTGATATTGAGGTTGAGGATGAAATGCCTAAAAAACAGGCAAAGAAACCTGAACCAGAAGAAGATGACATCGAACTCGAAATCGTCGATGACACCCCACCTAAAGACAGAAACCGCGATCCGCTTCCTGAAGATGTAAAACAGGAACTGGAACAAGATGAAGCTGAAGAATACTCAGCAAACGTCAAAAAGCGCATTGATCAGCTGAAGAAAGCGTGGCATGACGAGCGTCGCGCTAAAGAGCAAGCTGCTCGTGAGCGTGAGGCTGCGGCTAATTATGCTCAACAGCTTCAGCAGGAGCGTGATCGTCTTCGCGGTCAGTTAAGTCAAGGTGAAACTTGGGCCTTAGACCAAGCGAAAGCCCGCGCGGAGCTTGAACTTCAAGCCGCCAAGCGTGCCTATCGTGACGCCTATGAGCAGGGTGATTCTGAAGCTATCGCTGATGCACAACAACGGCTATCTGTAGCTACGTACCAGTCACAACAAGTGGCAAGCATGGCTCCTAGATACCAGCAACCAGAACCTACGGCTTTACAACAGCCACAACAGCAGGTATATAATCAATTCAAGCAAGAGCCACAGGTTCGCGCACCAGAGCCCGATTCCAAAGCTAAGGAGTGGGGCGACCGCAATCCTTGGTTTGGGCCGGACGATGAGATGACCAGCTTCGCGCTTGGTCTTCATCAAAAGTTGGTTAAGGACGGTATTCCGCCCACGACCGACGAATACTACGAGCGCATCGACGCTCGCATGAGAGCTGTATTCCCGGACAAGTTCGGTGATGCAACTCCGAAAAAGGAAAAGCGACAGCCCTCTACCGTTGTCGCACCTGCGGGGAGAACGCCCAAAGGCAAGAAGGTAGTGCTAAAACAGTCTGAAGTAGCGATGGCTAAGAAGTTAGGGATTACTCCCGAACAGTATGCTCGCGAAAAAGCGAAATTGGAGGCAAGTAATGGCTGATTCAAATCGTAACCGTGAACCGCGTCCGGTTTCTCGTGAGCTAGAAACCCGTGAACAGACCGCACGTAAAAAGCAGTGGGCACCTGCTAATTTGTTGCCTGAACCAACACCACAAGAAGGTGTTTCGTTCCGTTGGGTTCGTAAGTCAATGGTTGGCAAAGCAGACCCGACGAACTTCTCGCGTAAAGTGCGTGAGGGCTGGGAAACCTGTCGTCTCGAAGACCACCCTGAGCTGGCGCTCCATGTAGATGGTGACGCTGCTGCATCTGGCCTCGTAGAGATCGGTGGACTACTCCTCTGCAAGATGCCTACCGAGATGGTTGAGCAACGTAACGCGTACTATAACCGTACGAGTCAAGCTCAAATCGAATCGGTCGACAACAACTTTATGCGTGAGAATGACCCTCGTATGCCGCTCTATAACGAGCGTAAGACGTCGGTTAGTTTTGGACGTGGCTAATTTTGGCCTTCGTTTTTCCTTTTAGGAGTTAAATCTCATGGCATATCCTACCGTTTCTGCCCCTTACGGCATGATTCCGGTCAAGATGGTCAACGGTAACCCATACAACGGCGCTACCCGTGCGTACAAGATTGAGTCAGGTAACACTGATGTAATCTTCAACGGTGACGTTGTTGCTTTGGCTACTGACGGCTACATTGACCGTGGTGTTTACGATGACGCTATCGTTGCTGTTGGCGTTTTTGTGGGCTGTTCTTACACTGATCCGACTTACGGTCTTACTTTCCGTAACTACTATCCGGGTTCAGTTGTAGCTTCTGACATCACTGCATACGTAGTTGATGACCCGAACGTACTGTTCAAGATGGCTGTTGTCGATGACAACGGTGCAATGAGCTACGTTACTCAGGCGGCTATTGGCGCTAACGCAGGTTCTGAAGAAGGCGCTTCTGCTAATGGCTCTACCGCAACTGGTCGCTCTAACGGCGGTCTAGACGGTTCTACTGTTGCTACTACCAACACTTTGCCTTTCCGCATTGTTGAGGGCGTAGCTGAAACCGCATCTTCTAGTGGATTCACTGAAGTTCTGGTTAAGTGGAACGCAGGTCACCAGTTGACTAACTCAACCGGTATCTAATAGGAGTAATTTCACATGGCAATTTCACGCGCACAAATGGTGAAGGAGCTCCTGCCGGGTCTGAACGCATTGTTCGGCATGGAGTACAACCGTTACGGTGAAGAACACAAAGAGATTTTCGAGACCGAAAGCTCTGACCGTTCTTTTGAAGAAGAAGTGAAGCTGAGCGGCTTCTCTGCTGCACCTGTCAAGGCTGAAGGCGATGCTATTCAGTACGACGCTGCACAAGAAGCGTTCACCTCTCGCTACAACCACGAAACCATCGCTTTGGGCTTCAGCATCACTGAAGAAGCGGTTGAAGATAACCTGTATGACAGCTTGTCTTCTCGCTACACCAAGGCTTTGGCTCGTGCTATGGCTTACACCAAGCAAATCAAGGCTGCGTCTGTGTTGAATAACGCATTCGCCGCTTCTGGTTACACTGGTGGTGACGGTGAGACTCTGTGCTCATCTGCTCACCCGCTGGTATCTGGTGGCTCTAACGCTAACGAACTGGCAACCCCAGCTGACTTGAACGAAACTTCTTTGGAAGCGTCGATCATTCAGATCGGTGGCTGGACTGACGAGCGTGGCCTGCTGATCGCAGCTAAGCCTAAGAAGTTGATCATTCCTCGTGATCTGATGTTCGTAGCTACCCGTCTCCTCGAGACTCAGGGTCGCGTTGGCACTGCTGACAACGACATCAACGCAATCGCCAACAACGGTGCAATTCCGGGCGGTTTCGCGGTGAACAACTTCCTTACCGACTCTGACGCATGGTTTGTAACCACTGACGTTCCGAACGGTCTGAAGCACTTCGTTCGTACCCCGCTGTCTACCAAGATGGAAGGCGATTTCGACACCGGCAACGTACGCTATAAGGCTCGCGAGCGTTATAGCTTCGGCTGGTCTGATCCGCTGGGTATCTTCGGTTCAGCTGGTGCTTAATAAGCTACGGCTTATCTAGCAGAGAGGGGCCCTTCGGGGCCCCTTTTTATTTCCTTGACGTTAGTTCTTTCTTTGCGTATAAACTGTCGTAGGTTCTGGGAAATCCAGCCATATCGACCGACCCAGCGGACTTTGCAGAGACGATATGGTTAGTGCTGCAACACGGAGATAATCTCATGGCGAGCACAACTTTTTCTGGTCCAGTCAATTCTACGGCTGGTTTTGTAGGCGCTGTAACCGGCAACGTCACTGGCAATGTAACTGGTACCGTTACTGGAAGCATTGACGCAACTACTGGCTACGTCCAAATCCATACCGTTTCTGACACCGAACTCGCTGATGCTGCTGACGACGTGAACACCGTTGGCAAGGCTGCGGGCACTCTCGCGTTTGAAACTACCAACAGCTACCTTTATATCGCTACTGGCGCACTTGCTACCGATACTTGGGTCTTGGCAGACGGTACTGGCGCAGTAACCCCGTCCTAATAGGAGGCCAACATGGCTATGTCATCTGACGGCAAAGCCACCACGTTGACTTCTACTGGTGGCGCGGTGTTCGGTGGTCCAGCACGGATCATGGGCATTCATTTTGTATCCAGTGCTACAGCAGGCAGCATCATCATTAAGGACGGCGGCTCAGGCGGCACGGCTTTAGCGACTTTTGCTACTCCTGCTGCGGTATCAACTGGCTACATTGATCTTTCAGCGTCTCCGATTCGTTGCGAAACAAGCGCGTACGGCGCTTTGGCTGACGTGACCTCTGTCACTGTGATCTACGCGTAAGGGGGTCATAATCATGCCTAGTTTAGAAGAGTACGCAGCTGAAATTCGTAAAGCGCAACCAGAATTGACGGAAAAAGAAGTTCGTCGCTCTGCGCAGTACAGAATGGATGACTACCTCGATCAAGGCCCACGCAACTACTGTAAGCAGAATCCAGATTCTGATTATTGTGCTGTTATGGGTTTTGGCAAAGAGAATGGCAAAAAGGCAGGTGGCAAAGTGAACCGTTCAAATACGCCTAAGCAGATGAAGTACCGCAAGGGCGGCATGACCGGCTGCGGCAGCAAAAAGAAAATGGCTGCGGGCGGAAAGGTTCGTGGCTGCGGCAAGGCGGTTCGTGGCGTTAAAAAAGCCAAGATGTATTAAGGAGTTGATTATGAAGCTGTGTAAGGCTTGTAAGACCCCTGAAAAGTGCAAAAAAGCTGGT